GCCAGCAGCAGTTACGCCTGTGACAACATAAATTGAATTGATGCTATCAAACCCATAGGTGTTGGAAATCAACGCGCCATAAGAGCTTGTAGAGGCTGTATTGGCAGCAATGCCAACGCTGTTTGTTGAAATACCAGCTAAACCAGCAGTACCCGAGTTGGAACTTTTAAAGAAACCAGCCGTTGATATGCCAAAAACAGATGTGCCAAGACCAAAGCCAAACGTATTGCCGCTTTGAGTTGTGGTTGAACCAGATTCAATTTTGTCAACAGTCAAAGTCTCAGTAATGATATGACCGCCATCAATGAACGTCACGCCGCCCGATGGGTTCGTTCCCGATGGCGATGCCATATTGGTAAACGTCACAAGTCCATCAAAGTTTGTCCAGTTAAACACAGACGAGATAGTGACTGTTTGAGCGCCACCAAAGGTTGCCTCTGACACGGCATAACGAGCAGCCCAGAATTTATTGTTGTTGGTGTCTACGATGTTGGTGCTTGGCATCGAAAACGATGTTGACCAGTTTGCTGTCAAAGTCGTAAATGCGCCAGTTGTAAAGTTAAATCCTGATGCAGTTGGTGCGGCTGGCGCAGACCCGGATGCAAAAGCGTAGTACAGAAAACCGCTTGCAGAACGAGGGCCAGTAGAACCCGCTGAACCGTTTTGGCTAATGCTTTGTACAGCCGTGCCGCCAACAGTCCAACTAAATGTAGTTGTTGCAGCGCCTGTTGTGTCGTTAAGCCATTTAAACGCTTGCCAAAGTTGCAAACCAGCCGTACCCGGATTAGCTGGCGCAACAACTCGCCATGCGTCTACGTTGTCATATACTTGTACGCCTGTATTCCAAGTAAATGTTGACGAACCAGTTGGGTTGGCAGGTTGCGTTGCTGACCACTGATACAAAGCTGGATATGCGTTTCTGCTTCCTGTTGTGATTGGCGCCCATGCAAATGATGTGCTAACAGGACTGATATTTGATTGCCCAATGTTGTTAGAGACAATTACGCCAAAGTAATATGTCCCTGTGGGCAAAACCTGATTCAAGAAATCAAATGATGCGCCGTTTGTGTAAGGCAAAGAATTAGATTGCGTTGCAAAAGAAAGCAGCACCCAATCATTGTTTGTTGGTGTTGGTGATGTCGTGTAATACAAAGTGATCGTGGTTACGCGACCAGTGGCAGGGATAGTAACGCGAACATCAAAAGATGGAATCTGTGCGCTTGGTCTGCTTGCCAAAACTACTGGTGCTGCAAGAGGGCTGAAATAACCTACGTTTGGCAACCCACTGTTAGGCACTGGTGTAAATTGCGTAATGTTTTGATCGTCATAGACTTGTGCGTTGTACTCGCTCATTTCAAGACGAGCGCCAAGAGAGCCATCAGCCAAAGATGCTTCATTGACTTTGACAACACGGAACAACTTTGCGTTCCACCCGTAATCCGAGTTGGTCACGCTAACAACATCACCAGCATCAACTTGAATGCCAAAATATGTTGTGTTGAAGTTGACAATCAAATCTTCACGGGCTTGCTCAAGCAATCTGTTGGCAAGGTAATGCGCTTGCACAGAATCGTTCACCAAGTCGTAAGTAATGCTGTACTTGTTGACAGGTTCGTTTGGATACAGCAAACCACTTGGTGTTTGAATGTTGACAAACGCAGCTTGGTCACGGTTATCTTTGAATGGGAACCGAGCCTCAACTTGATTGATAGAACTTGTAATGTCTGTTGCACTGACGCGAATGTCACCAACAATGTTGTTGTCTGTAAACGCATAGGCTGCACTTTCTGCTTTGTTTACAACGACTGACCATTGTCCAAGAGCAGCGTTGTATGTCATCCAAGAATCGCAAGCAGACATGATGCGATCAATGTTAGACAACACAGACTGACCCGCATCCAAAACACCGTTGATGCGATAACGTGCTTGTGTAGAAGGAGCGCCGCTGCTATTGGTAAAAGTGATGAGTGCATCACTGTAAGTGTTCAATGTTGTTCGGCTTGTGCTGTCCACAAATGAAGCATTTACCGCGCCACCGTAAACACTGTTTGTGATGTAGTCGTACCAAACATCACCCGGCTTTGCTACGCCTGTGCCACGCAAGGTATGCGAAACCTTAAACGTAATTGGCGACAGTTGCGTAGTTCCCGCATCAAGGTTGTAGTTCAACTTCACAATCGCAAATGCAAGGCCATTCATTTGCCTTGTGCCTGTCCATCGTAGAGCAGCAGCAATGTCACTGCCGCCCATAACTGTGCTTGGTGCAGGAGCGCCGTTTAATGAAGTAATTGTTCCAGCAGCATTTGACCTGTACAAGTTGATGTACAAATTACCGTTAATTTTGTTATCTACGTTTGGAGGGCTTGCCTCATCAGTCAGGCTAATAACTTTTGTCTGGTCTGTGCCATCAAATGTTATTTTGCGATCACCGTAATACATATCGGTGGTGTCAAACGTAAATTGACCGTCAGGGCTAATGCTAGAAATTGCCAAGACGTAATACATTGTCTTTTGATCTGTCGTAAGCACAGCATCAACAAATGTGCCGCCCATGTAAGCAGTACCGTAGACAATAGGAATGGCATTAACTGCGCTTGGCGGTATTTGCTGGCGCACACCCATGTCTTGCTGTTGTTCAGGATTTTCTGCAAAGACGCGAGTGACAATCAAAGAAAGAGCAAAGTTCACGGCAAAAACTGTTGCCGCATAAGCAAAAGTTCCAACCGCAGCAGCGCCAAGCAGTCCAGTGGCGATCATCGTTGCTACCATTTTTATTCCTTCACAAAACTTGCACCAACAGCTTTGTAGCCACGCTTGGTGTAATCAATCAATGGGCCTGATGCTGAAATTGATGTAAACACACAATCAACTTCACCACGTTTTAACATCTCAGTTGCCAATTGATCGTAGGCTTTCCAAAGCCGCCCACCAATTGAGCCGTTTCTGTATTCTGGTTCTACCCACCACAACAATTCATGCAATTCTTTAACTTCAGGACACCAGATATTACGCTGTTTAATCCCAATGATTGCGCCATTCATGTGCTGGTCAATGAAGATAAATCCACGACCTTTGATGATGCCAAACAATAATTCCTCAACATACTTTGGCGAATGGTTTTTGCTATGCCCAAGAATCTCTATTGGGTTCTCGTAAGCATACGCTTCAACAATCTCAAGCAGTCTTGGGATGTCGTATCTTGTTGCAAGTCTTATCATATTTTTAATCAGATGCGCCGCCGCCATCAAAATTGTCAGTAATTGTTGTTTCGCTTGATTGTGTTTGTGTTTTAGGTGGTGAGCCAAAATCAAAGTATTGATTAGAAATCTCTGCCACACGATTCATTGATGTATCGCTTGGATAAAGAAATTGCCAGTTGTTTTGGTTTGTCTTTACACCAGACAGTCTGTTCTCCAAGATGCGGCGCATAGAAGAACAAGCAATCGAACAGGTAGCAATCCTTTGCCTCAGTTCGGCATTAAAGTCTTCAGTAATTGATACGCTGTTGATGATGCCTTGGTAACGCTTAAAAAATTGCGTTGTGGGCGTTGTGATAATTTGGTTATTTGAGTCAAAGAACCCACGCCAAACTTCAACCAGTGAGCCTTTGATGTCGTTGCTCAAAATAATAGCAACTGCGGTTGGGTCAATGCCTGTCAACTGAATTGTCATGTCATCAGAAGTGGCCTTCATGTCACGCTGAACATCACCAACACTAAGCAAAGCGCCAAGGTTAGTAAAGGTAATGCCACCTACCGTAATGGGAGCAGCAGCATTACAAAACGTGTAGACGGTTGCAGCCGTACCAACTGTAAGCCGAACAAATTCGGCATGATTGATTTGTGAACCAGTTACAGCATTGATTGTTGTCATGTGATGTATTCCCGAAAAACAAACGGTTGATCCCAATTAACAAAAGCACCGTTTGTCATTGGAATAAGAGTATACGTTGGGCAGACTTCAGCTACAACATTAAATGTGCAAGCATTGCCAATCGAAACCACAGCGCCAGATGTAGGTGTGCCAATCAACGGCCTGTGTATGCTCACAGACGAGCCAGCAGAGTCTGCTGTGATCTTGTAGGTATAGCCACCCACCATAATGAAATCACCAGCCTTAAACGTCCCGTTAGAAGTCAAGGCAAGCGTTTGTGTGTTAGGTGTAGGCGTACCATTTAATGTGGCAGCAGTTGCCGTGCCAAGACTTTTTGTAAACCAAGACAACTGAGTGCTGTTAAAAGAAATTACTTCTGGCAACTGACGGTCTTTGTTGTCAATCGCCTGAATAATTGCCCGTGCTGTTGGATAATACAAATAGTTGTTAGGCGTGACCGTAAACACCCAAGGAACAGACGTAATGTACTGAGCCACAGTGATGTAACCAGACCTTGCAACTTGCTGTCCAACCATGCGGCGGTTGTTCACCGTCATGGACTCTTGATTTTGGAATATGGTTTGAAAACTCATGCCCGACCCCTGTTAACAGCCAAAGACTTGTTGGCATATTGATTAGCCGCCCAAATAGCATTAGAACTGCCTAGAAGCCTGTCCTCAAACGATTTGGTATCAATGGCATTGATGTAGTTGTTTGTCACGTTGGTGGTGTTACCCATGTTGCTCAAAGCGTGATTTGGAATAATTGTCCCAGAGCCAGAAGGCATAAACAACTCTGGGCCACGTTCACCCACC